CCCAGCAAGAAAAAGCGGCCCCCACGCGCTCAGAATGAGGTTTTTCTCAGCCTCAGACCCCGAAAAATGGGGGGGTGGTCGACTTTCGCATGATTGTTGAGACGCTGACCCAGTACGCCGAGTCAGTCCTGAGCGGGCGCGCGCCAGCCGGGAAGTGGGTCTACGCGGCCTGTCAGCGCTTCATGCGCGACCTCGAGCGGACCGACATCGCGTGGGACGAGGAATCCGCGGCGCGAGCCATCGGATTCATCGAGGGTCTCACGCTGGTTGGCGAGGACACGGGCCGTCCGTTCGTCCTGCACCCCTGGCAGCAGTTCGTGATCGGCAACCTGCGCGGATGGAGGGCTGCGGACGGCCGCCAGCGGTTCCGTTTGGGCATCCTGCAGGTCGGCCGCGGCAACGGCAAGACCACGCTGATGGCTGGCCTGTGCCTCGAGGACATGTTCGGAGGCGACGGGCGCCGCGTCCATGTCATCGCCAACAACGAGGACCAGGCGGGAATCTGCCTCGACACGGCCGCGACCATGGCGCGGAGGCTCGGCGACCCGTCGTGCGTTGTCCGTTTCGACTACCTCGCGAGGCCGTCCCACGACTGCGAGATGAGCGCACTGCCGGCGCTCGAGCGATCGCTCGACGGCCTCAACCCGAGCCTCTGGATTGCCGACGAGGCGGCCGAGTTCAAGGGCCGCTTCCTCACGAAGCTCCTCACGACTGGCGCGAAGCGCCGCGAATCGCTCGGCGTCATCATCTCGACGCCGGGTAGCAACCCCGAGAACCACTACGCCGAGCTCGTGAAGGGCGCGGAGGCCGTCCTCTCGGGCGAGTCGGAGGACGACACCCTGTTCGCCATGCTGTACGGCATCGATCAGGGCGACGCCGTCGGCGACGAAGTGCACTGGCCGAAGGCCAACCCTGGGCTCCCGCACGGACAACCTGATATCGCCAGCCTTCGGCGCGCGTGGAACACCATGAAGCGCTCCGCGATGGGACGCTCGGAGTTCACGCGCTACCACTGCGCGCGCGCCGACGAGAACACCGGCGGCTGGCTCGACATGGCGCTCTGGCCGGGCGGCAAGCCGATCGACTGGGAAGAGCTGCGCGGCCGACCGGCGTGGCTCGGGCTCGACCTCTCCAAGAGTCTGGACATGTCGGCTCTCGTCGTGGCCGTCCCGACCGAGGACGGCTGCGTGGCGCTGCAGGGACACTACTGGTGGCCCTCGCAGGACGTCGCGCAGCGCGAGCTTGACTACCGCATGCCCGTCCGCCAGTGGTCGGCCGAGCGGCGCCTGACGCTGACGCCAGGGCGGGAGATCGACTACGAGTCGATCCGCCAGCGCATCCTCGACCTTCGGGACCAGTTCGACATCAAGGCGGTCGGTTACGACGCGTGGGGATCGAAGTACCTCGCCGAGCAGCTGGTCTCCGACGGCGTTCCGTTGATGACCTACCGCATGGGCATCTCGACCTTCGGCCCCGGCTGCCAGCTGTGGCAGAACCTATGGGCGGGCGGCAAGTTCCTGATCGGCGACGACCCGATCATGCGGAGGAGCTGCGCCGAGGCGCACGCATCGACCGACCGCAACGGCAACGTCCGACCGGTGAAGAGCCGCGCGAACTCGATCCTCGACCCGCTCGTCGCCGGCATCATCGCGGTGCACGTCTGGGGTGGAAAAAGAGCAAGTTCGTACGACGAATGGCTTTAGGTGCAATCCGCGAGGGATGACGGGTCCACGATCCCGCCATGCTCGGCAGACTGCTGCAGCGCTTCTTCGGCCACTGGTCCACCTTTCCGGGTGCGTCCATCCTTGTGCCTTCCCAATCTGGAAGCGTTCCGCTCGTAGACGCCGAGACAGCGCTGCACTACACGCCGGTTTACCGAGCGGTTTCGCTGATTGCGAACGACCTGGCGCGCGTCGATTGCTCGGTGTCGAACGGAGTCGTCGACGCGCTTCTCCGTTCGCCGAACAGATACACCAGCGGATTCGAGTTCCGTCGGCTGATGACGATGCAGTGCGCGCTCTACGGCAACGCGTTCGCGCTCATCAACCGAACGCGCTCTGGAGACCTGCTCGAGTTGATCCCGCTCGGAGTTCACAGCGTCACCCTTGACCTGACTGGTCCAGAGCCGATCTACAGGTCGAGCCTCTACGGCGACCTTCGGATGGATCAGGTGCTGCATGTCCGCACGATGGGATACGGCGGACTCTGGGGTGAGTCGCCCGCGAGGCTTTGCAACGCTGCGCTCACCGTCATGGCCGCGCAGGAACAGTCTCAGCTCAAGGCGATGGAGAACGCCGGGCAGCCGAAGCTCGCGCTGGTGCACCCTGGAGCGCTCAACGACAAGCAGCGCCAGATGGTCGCCGAGCAGTATGTGAAGCAGCACGCCGGCAGCGTCAACGCCGGGCGCCCGCTTGTGCTCGGCGACAACATGCGCGTCGAGAGGATCAGCTCGACCTTCGACAACGACGGCATCGACGCCGCGCGCCGCTACTCGATCCAGGACGTGTCGCGCATCTTCGGCGTGCCCGTCTCGTACCTGAGCGAGCACAGTCAGAACGCCTACGGGTCGATGGAGTGGCTCGGTCGCATGTACGTCGACCACTGCATCGAGCACTGGGCGGCTGTATGGAGGAGCGAGATCCTCGCAAAGCTCGCGAGCCCGTTCGACACTGTGTCGTTCGACCTCGACGCGCTGCAGCGCCCAAGCCTCGCAGAACAGATGGCCGCGCTCCGCACGGGCGTCGAGGCGGGATTCATCACGCGGAACGAGGCCCGCGCGCGGCTCGACCTCGATCCGCTGCCAGGACTCGACGAGCCGATCGTCGCCAAGAACATGGGTACGGGCGGCGGCACCACGAACCTCGGCGCGGACACGAGCGCGCAGGAAGGGACACCCAATGATTTCTAGGCGCGGAATCGGGACGCTCGAGCAGGCCGTTGAGGGGCGCATGCTCCGTGGCGTGGCTGCCGTCTACGGCGCGCAGTCGCGCGAGATCACGGAGTACGGCCGAACCTTCCGCGAGCAGATCGCGCCCGGCGCGTTCTCGAGCTCGCTCGGAGAGGACATCAAACTCCTCTACAACCACGACCCGAAGATGCCGCTCGCGCGCACGCGGGCGAAGACGCTCTCGCTCATGGACCGCGCCGACGGCCTGCACTACGTCGCGAACCTGCCAGAGACGACGCTCGGCAACGACGTCAAGACGATGATCGAGCGCGGCGACCTGAGCGGCGAGATGTCGTTCGGGTTCTACGTGACGCGCGACGAGTGGAACGCCAAGCGCACGGAGCGCACCGTGCACGAGGCGCGTCTCGTCGAGATCAGCGTCGTGGTCGACGCCGCATACCCGCAGACCTCTTCCAGCCTCCGTCACGTTGACGCGGCTGCTCTCGATGCCGCACGTGCGCGGCTGGAACTTCACCTTTCAAGGATCGAACGATGGACCCGTTGACCGAACTCAACAACCTCACCCACCACTACCGCAAGACGCTCGAGCAGTTCGCCGACCGTAAGGACGCGAAGACCCACGAGATCGAGGCTCGCGGCAGCGGCGAGGAGCGCGAGAAGATCGCCCGTCTCGACAACGACATGACCGAGATCGAGAAGCTCATCCAGCTTCGCCAGCTCGCAGCCGAGTCGGCGACGCCCGAGTTCTCGGCGCGCGTCGCCGACGACGACGGGAAGTGGCTGTACGACGGACTCTCGCAGCGGGCCCGCAAGCAGTACGGCACCCGCAACTACACCGAGCGCTACATGCAGGCGATCATCGGCGGCGACATGTCCGCCTTCCGAGCCCTGTCGACCAGCACGAGCAACGCGCCTGTGCCGACCGACCTGGAGCGACGCATCATCGAGAAGCGCCAGCAGGCATCCGTCATCCGCCAGCTCGCCACGGCCTACACGATCGACTCGACCCGCGAGGTCAGCGTCGAGGGATCGCTCCCGACCACCGCGAAGGTCGGCGAAGGCGCGACGATCACTCCGAACGACCTGAGCTTCGGGTCGAAGATCACCTTCCTGAAGACGAAGTACGTCACCGCCGGCAAGGCGTCGCGCGAGTACCTCGCGGACGTCATCGGGACCAGCGGCGTCGGGAGCGGACTCGACTACATCGCCCGCAAGCACGGCACTTCGATGGGCCTCAAGCACGAAGAGGAGTTCACCATCGGCGACGGCACCGGAGATCCCGAGGGCATCGCGGGCGCGAGCGCGCAGACCAAGCTGACCGCAGCCTCGCAGGTCACCGACCTTGGTGGCGCGGCGATCACGAGCGTCACCGGTGACAACGTCATCGACACCTACCACCTGGTCAAGCCGCAGTACCGCATCGGACCGAAGTTCTCCTGGCTCTTCAGCGACACCTTTCTCAAGACGGTGCGCAAGCTCAAGGTCAACACCACGGACTACATCTGGAAGCCGAGCGACAACGGCGGCCTGGCGGACGGAGTCCCGGGCACCCTCTACGGCGTCCCTTACCGCATCTCCGCGTACGTCCCATCGGCGACCCTCAACAACAACATCTTTGCCGTCATCGGCAACTTCGAGTACTTCGAGATTGCGGACCGCATGGGCATGGAGACGCTCATCGACCCGTACTCGGCTGCGTCGACCGACGAGACGATCGTCTACATGTACACGCGGACCGACTCGCGCATCATGCTGATCGACGCCTTCGCCGCGATCACCTGCTGATTCATCCTTTTCTCCCTGGGCTCCCGCGGCGGAAACGCCGCGGGACCCTTTATGCCCGCGATGCCCATCCCGATCGACGTGCTCCGCACGCGGCTCCGTGTCGAGACGGAAGCCGACGATGTCGACCTGGCCCAGCTCTCGGTCGCGGCGGCCGAGATGATCGAGCGCGAGACGGGCCTCGCACTGACGAGCGCGACGCGGACCGCGAAGATCAAGAGGTTTGCGCGCTTCATCCCGCCGGTGCAGCCGGTTACCGCATTCACGCAGGTCCAGTACACCGACACTTCGGGCGCCACGCAGACCCTCCCGGCGTCCGAGTGGTGGACCGACGAGACCGAGCCCGTACTCGCGATCGAGTTCGACACCTCTGCGGTGATGAAGGAGAACACCTACGCGACGGTGACCTACACCGCCGGCTACACCGTCATCCCGCAGCCGCTGATCCAGTGCATCGTTGCGCTCGTCGGCAGCTGGTACAACAACCCCGAGGCCCTGCAGGTCGCGGCGCTCGCCGAGGTGCCGCTCGCCTACAGGGCGATAATCGCGCAGTACTCCGCGCAGGTGGCGTTCCGATGATCTCCGCCGGACGGCTCCGCTTCGTGGCGCTCCAGAAGCTGCCGCCGTCCGCGTCGAGCACGCTCGGCCTCCGAGGTGCGACATGGACGGACGGGCAGCGCTTCCGCTGCGACGTGCGCGAGAACAGCGCGCAGGAACAGCAGTACGCCGATGGCGTCGCGGTCGTACGGCAGTATGAGCTCCGCGCGCGGTGGGAGACGGCCCGCGCGATCGGTCTCGACGAGACCCAGCGCATCGAGTGCCGCGGGAAGACGTTCCGCATCCGATCGATCGTCAACCTCGACGAGCGCGACCGCGTCGCCGTCATCGACTGCGAGGTGGTGCAGTGAGCATCGAACAGGCAGTTCGCAGCATGCTCACGGCGGGTACGACGATCTCGCTCGTGCCCGACGCGCGCATCACGCACGGCTATCGGCTGCAGCAGACCGCGATCCCGGCGATCACCTACGAGGTCCGCTCGGTCGAGGTGGGATCTTGCGGCTCGTCGCCGACGAGGATCGCGGACGTCGAGGTCCGCTGCATCGCAGAGCTCGGCGCCGACGCCCTGGCCATCGCGGAACAGGTACGGAACGCCGCTGTGGTCGGCACATTCTCCGGCGTCGCGTTCTCCGCGGTGCTCTACCAGAACCACTACCTCGAGGCGGCGGCCGCCGGCGAGGGCGACGAGGCCGCGCCTTCGGAGGCCGTCTGTTCGATGACCATCTACTACACGGAGTGACCCATGCCAGCGATCTCATCGGGCACCGCAGCCCTCACCTACAACGCGCAGGCGACGACCGGCCTGCTGAACATCTCGACCTCGAGCTCGACCGACATGATCGAGTCGCAGGCCATCACCTCGGCGCGGCGCACGTTCATCCCGGGTCAGGCGACCACGACCGCGTCGGGAGAGCTCTACTACGACCAGGGCGACGCATGCGCCGCTGCGATGGAGGCTGACAGCGTCTCGGCGACCTCGCGCTCGGTGACGATCACCTACGCGACGGGCATGACGATCAGCGGCTCTGCGTTCGTCTCGAGCTGGCAGGTCACGGCTCAGATGAACGACACGCTCCGCGCAAGCTTCGAGCTCCAGTTCACGGGGACGGTGACGATCGCATGAGCATCTCCGACGCACTGCAGCTCAGAAACACCGTGGTCGACCTCAGGAGCGGACAGCAGGTCACGCTGCGGCGCCCGAGCGCGCTTGACTTCGTCGAGGCCGCGGACATCGCCGCGAAGCGCCCGGCGCACCTGCGCGCATGGCTCGTCTACAGGCACCTCCTCGATGGAGGTCGCCCCGTGTTCGCGTCGCTTGAGGCGGTGCTCGATGCCGACGGCGCGCTGGTCTGGGAGATCGGCGCGGCCGCCGAGAGGCTCTACGAGGAAGGCCGGGACTGAGCGAGGCGGCGCGACGCGTCCTGCGCGCCGCCTTGGAGGATTGCAGGACGGACCTCGAGCGCACCAGCGTGGTGGTGCTCAACGTGCGGCTGGACATCCCCGATTGGCGCAACATCAAGGAACGCATCCGTGAGAACCAGCGTCGCCTACAGAATGCAGTGGCAGATGTCGCCGAAGGACCTGGCGGCGATCAAGCGCGCGGCCGAGGAGCTGCCGAAGAAGCTGCGCGCGAAGGTGATCCGCCGCGGGCTGCGCGAGTGGGGGAACCGGCTCAAGGTCGCCATCCGGCGCAGGGTCTGGCGCAAGGACACCCACACCCGTAGAGACGTGGCCGTCAAGATCAAGACCTACCGCCGCGGCCGCGCCATCTGGTGCGCCGTCGGCGTCCGGAAGGACGGCGAGCGCGTCGGGTGGCGCTCCCACTTCATGGACGGCGGCTACCGGCCGTGGCAGAAGGGCATGAAGGCCGACGGCACGCCCCGCCGGCAGCCGACGCGCCCCAGCCGCAACCCAAGCCCAAGGTTCGTTCCGTTCTCCTACCGCCGCGATTGGCGCAAGGGGAAGGCGCGCCGCAGCCTCGGCGGCAAGATCTACCGCCT